CGTAGTGTGCGTCAGCGTCAGCGACGTCGGCGTGAGGTTCGCGACGTTCGAGCCAGAGCCTTGCGCCGTGACGCCGGCGAATACCGGGGTGTCGAGCGTGCCAAGGGAGAGGTTGGAACGGGCCGTGGAGAAGTTCGTCAGCGAGCCAAGGTTGTCCGCCTTCGTCAGGTAGGGCGTCAGGGAGGACGAGGTCAGGTAGCCCTGAGAGGCAACCCAAGACTCCGTCGCGTAGCCCGTCAGAGCAGATGACGTGATGTAGCCAGCAGGATTGCTGGTGCTGTACTTGCCGTTGAGCGCCGTCTGAAGGTCAGTCTGGTTCGAGAGCGTGCCGGAAATATCGCCCCAGGCTACGGAGGTCAGGGCGTTGCCATTAATCCAAAGACCTTGAGCGGAGTCGTACTTGAGCACCTGCCCGTTGGCAGGGGTGTCCAGCAGGACGTCGTGCAGTTCTCCGAGCTCGTAGCCGTTCTGGATGCGGACTTCGATTTCTCCCTGCGTAGCGTGGACGCGGACGACGTTCCCTAGGAAGACGGCGTGGGCGGGGGAGGCAGGCGGGGTCGGGCTGACGATCTGACCAGCGGTCGTCGAAAGCCAGAGGTTGTCGCCGGCGGTGAAGGAGGTCGTGTTCAGCCCCTTGAGGAGGCCCATCGTGACGGCCTGCCCGTTCTGGTTGTTCGGGATGTCCTGGGCAAGGATGGCGAAGGTCTTCGAGGACGAGGACTCGCTGGACGCGCTGGCCTTGGTTACGAGGGGCTTGTTGCCCGCTCCGCCGGAGATGTAGACCACCGTTCCCTTGCTCAGGGTCGCCCCCGTCTCGTTGCGGACGGTGGCCTGAAGGGTCGCCGCGTAGTTGTCGTACCAAGCGGTATCGTAGGAAGTGTCCGACGCCTTGAGCAGGACCTGACCTTCAAGGCCGCCAGAGGGGATGCCGATACCAGCAGGGCCAGCAGGGCCGGGGACGCCGACGGAGCCCGTCAGGGTGCCAGTGATGACTCCAGAGATGGTTCCCGTGACCGTGGACTGGTCAGCGGAGAAGGTACCCGAGATAGTCCCGAAGTTCGAGGCCGTCGAAGTAATCGTCGCGTCAGGCATGGCGGTCGCTTAGGCGGTGACGCTTTCGATGACGGCGACGCGGAAGATTTCCGTGCGGGAGACGGGGCTTGGCGAGCCGGGGAAGACGAACTTGATGTCCCAGCGCCCGAGGCCGATGGCCCAGTTGGACGTGTCGCCAGCGTAGGTCACCGTGAAGGACAGTCCGTTGACCGCCTTGGTCACCGTCATCGGATACTCGTTCAGCATCTTGTCCTCGAAGGTAGAGGAGAGGGTCGTCGTGAGCAGGTCGGCGGGGCCAGTCGCACCCGGCGTCCAGGTGAACGTGCAGGCGAAGGTGTTTCCCCTCGAGACGGTTACGGTGTTAGAGCAGCTCATCGGGTCTAACCTTGCCCCGATTGGAAGGGTTACGAGTCTACCAAGTCATACCACCAATTCGAGGAATTGAGGGTATAATCAGGGATAGCCCACGTGCTCTCGAACCAGGAGTAGTTCAGGCAGTTGTCGAACTCCGTTCCGAAGTAGTATTCATACAGGGATGGAGAGGGGGCAGTTCCAACGTCTAGAGCGGCCGGCCATACAAAGTGCTGAATGGGCAGGTCAATCGGGCCCACCAGATACTGAGTAACATCCCAAGAGTTAGTGGTGTCGTTCCAGTCGAGCTGCGCAATCTTCTTGTAGGTGTAGCCGATGGTAATCGGGTAGGGAGGGCCGTAGGTAAGGGTGCCGCTATTATCGTAGAACAAAGCCCCAGCCCACGCGGTATTGCCCTGTTGAGTCGTCAGCGTTCCGATGGCCGTGGTGTCGGCGGTCGAGACGACCGAGACGAAAGGCTTCTCCGCGTCAATGAGGCGATAGTCCTGAAGCCAGAGTTCCTTGTCCCACCAATCAATCTTGGAGATCAGGACGAGGACGGACGCCCCAGAAGCCCCGGTCGGCAGTTCAATCTTACCGTCATCGCCCATCCACTCGAAGGCTTCTCCGTCAGTTGCCGTGCCAGCCGTGCGCTTGCCGTTCTGGTAGACGGCCCAGTCGGTCATGCGTGCCTCCTTCTCGAAGGTGCGGAAGGCGTTGCCGTTGATTGCGTCAGGGTTGAAAGGGAACTGGCTCCAGGTATAGTTCACCACGCCCTTGCGGGTCTTGAGGTAGAACTTGGTAGTGCCTTCGACGACTTGCTTATAAACGATGCATTCAAACTGTTGATATTTATCTTCGTTGGCAATACTGCCCCATGGCGACCAAGCTTGCTGAATGTTAAGCGCGGTTCCTTGGCTTGAATCCTCGAAGGTATAACCGACTCCTGGTTGAATGCTCATCGCTTAGATATTGACGTAAACGTCAGGCGGCCAGCCTTCCTTGGAATAGCGGATCTCGTACATGATTTTGTAGAGCGTGCCGTATTCCTCGACGTTGATCTGCGAGAGGAGGTTCTGGTTGCCGATGTCGGTGGTTCCTACAGGGCCCCATGCAGGAATTAGAGGGAAGATGCCCCAAGAGTTAGACCCGGTCGCACTGCCAAGAAGCGCATAAAGAGCCTGAACGTCGCTGACAGACGTTGTATACATGACTCCAGAGTAGGTCGTCGTGCGTGCGAGGTACTGCGTCTTTCCGTAGAGGTAAGGAACAGTAGGGTCGACGAAGCCGATGAAGCGACCGCCCATGCCGGTTTCGAAGCACGCGCCGTTGTAACCCTCGGATGACGGCACGACGACAGACTTCCCGGTCGTCTGATTGATGACAGACACAGGAGGCCCAAGCGTAGAGTCGTCGTAAAGACCACCGAAGTCGGATGGAAGTCCAGCCAGAGGTCCTACCGTATATCCAGTTGCGGCTTCGAAGAAGTTCGGGTGGCTGGTGATATTCTCCGCCGTCAGGCCGTTAGCGACGGACGTGTTTGGGTTCGTGCGCACGCCGCCGTTGATGGTCGGGTCGATGCCAACGTAGTCCACCTTGATGGTCTTGTACTCTAGGGCGTCATAGGACTGGCTGGACTTGTGCGCCTTCAGGTAGGTCAGGCCGGCGACCGGGAAGGCCGTGCCGCGAGCCGTGATCGCCACGCTGGCTGTCCAATCAATCTTGTAGGTCGCCGAACAGGTGACGAGGCCGAAGCCGTCCGAGGTAAGGGTATACCCGGGTTGCAGCATTTCAACTGCGAGGGTGTTGCCGGTGCTTACGAGTGCCATAAATTAGACGGCTCCAATCTTCTGGAGGGTGATGGGTTGGCGTTCAGTGAACGGGTTCGGGACGGAGCCGCCGCGGTTCTGGATGCTCTGCTCTTGGAGGATGAGCTTAATCTCTTCCATGATCTCATTTTGGCGGGTCATCTTTTCGAGCACCGGGTTCGCCCCGACGCCAACGATAGAGCCGAAGCCTTCGGGGCCCTTGAATGTTCCGGGCTTGTCGGGTTGCTTTTCGTTCTTGGCAGCGTCTGCGGCAGCCTTCTCGATGATTGCGTCGATGGCTGCCTTGATTTCTGGATTGGCTGCGAGGGACTTGGCGGCGCCTTCGTCTCCGCTGGAAAATACGCCTGCAATAAGGGCTTTGAGATTAGCCCCAATTCCAGCCGACTCTAATACTTGCTTTGAGCGAGGGTCATTCTGGAGGAAATAGGCGTATTCCTCATTGGTAGCCTTGGGGGCCATGCCTCGCTCCATGCGCTCGCGATCGGTTGCCACGCGAAGGTTGGCCAGGTACTTGGTCTTAGGGTCTAGGAACTTGGAGTCGCTTGTGGCTGCAAAGTCTCGGAGGTCTTTGACCTCTTGCTTCGACTTCTCGATGCTGTCCGTAATCATGCTGATTGCCTTGTTTAGCAAGATGATTGGAGCGACAAACCCAAGGGCGATGTCCTTGAAAGCGGTGCTGAACTTCTTTTGGATATCCTCGACCTGCTTGCCAAAGCCAACGGTTGCCGCCTTGGCCTTGTCCATGGCCTGCGGAACGTTCGAGGTCGTCTTGATGTTAAGCTCCAGGGATTGGCTCATCGGGTGTTTCCTTTGCAGGATTGGAAGCCGCAGAAACTGATTCTTTTGCTTTTTCCGAGGCGATGAAGGCTTCCTCTTCCGGCGACATAATCGCCACGTCCGCCCCCTTGCTTATAGCCAAGGCGGAGTTGAGCCAGATGGCCTGACACTCAGGCATCTCCCATGCTCGCTTCTCATCGATGCCTGACGCGATGAGGTTGGCCACGATGGACAGAGGCCACGGGACTCCCTTAGTCCCTCCGCCTGACTTGGCTTTGTTCTGTTCCCAGAACTTCGGCCAATTCTGCACAAGGATGTAACCGGCGAAGGCATCCAGCAGTCGCTCGAACTTGGCAGGGTTGCGTGATAGGGACAATAGTCGCAGTTCGTCGACCCAACTTAGTCGTCCACCCAGTGGCTCTTCAGCGCATACCTGACAAGCAAGGAGCAAGTCCGCAGGGGTAATAGATCGGTGGCCGTCGACAAGCGGGGATTTAAACGCGTGAAGTCGCACCCGGTACTTGAGGCACCAAGGATAAAGCGAACGACCCAGCAGCCGAAAAGGCGCCGGGTCGACGTAGGCGTTCAGGAAGCGTCGGTCCACTCCCTTGATGCTACCCCATTTACGTGGAAGTCAATTAGTAGCTGATGCCTTCGAAGGACTCGCCAGTAATCGAGACAGAAACGAAGCCCTGGCTGGAGCCCTTGTCGTCGACCTTTGTCACGACTCCAGAGAAGCTGACGGAGGCCGAACCGCCAGGATAAGCTGAGGCTGTCTTGGCCGTGAAGGTCAGAGCGGCGCCGAGTTGCGGGACAGTGGTGGCCTTGGCCACGCCTTCGATGGTGATCTCGCTCTTCCGGTCGTCGTAACGAGCCGTGCGTGTGACGCCCTGCTCATCGACCACCATACCGGTGTTGTTGAAGGAGGAGGAGACGCTGTAGCTCTGCACAAAAAGAGAAGCGAACTGGCCAAGGCCGATTCCGTACAGGCATTCGACGCCGTTATTGTCTGCGCTCATTTGTATTTGCTGGCTTTGGAATTACTCGGCAGGGGGCAGGACGACCAGCACGTCAAAGGAGAAAGCCGTGGCCCAGGAGCGTTCGTCGATGCCCTCGTCTTCGGAGCCGATCGTGACGTCGTAGCATGTCGCGTCCCCGCTGGACACGAAGGCCGCCTTGATGCTGGTCAGGTCACGCATATTGCCGGACAGGGCGGCGCATCGGGCACGGTGATCGGCTAGGGTAGTGTCGTCGGCGTTTGAGAAGAGGGTGATGCGGACGGAGCAGGAGTAGTTGCCCAGCCCTTCAGGGAGGTCGCCAGGGGCTCGGGCGGAGTCGCAAAGGACCACGGCCTTTGGCAGGGTCTGCGTCGCGGCGCTGTCCCCGGTCAGGAATGTGACGGTGGTCAGCCCTGTCTGGGTCGAGAGGTATGTCGCGAGCGTAGACTCGACAATGTGGCGGATGGATTTGGTGCCCATAAAGGTTAGCGGATGCGGCCAGCGTTAAAGTTGCCGGCGTCGCGGTTGAGGAGCTGTTCGGTGTCTCGCTCGATGCGTGCGATGGCGTTGGCGTATACAAGACCAGCCACGTTGTTCTTAGTGGCCTTCTCGTCGGCGTTGCCGATCATGTTGCCGAAGGAGTAGTTGACGGCCTTCTGCGTAGAGTAGAGGCGCTGAAAGTTATTGCCTGTGAACCTCTTCACATAGCCAGCCACGCCCTTGCGTCCGAAGGTCTGGTCGACCCCCTTCTTCTTGGGCTTAGGGATGACCTGCATGACGTTCCACCAACCCGACTTGAGTTTGCCGACCTCGTCCTGGCGTTCCTTGATGTAAGCCTTCAGGTCGGCTTTTGACTCGACGAGGAACTTGCCAAGGTAGTCGCTGCGGCCCTTTTCAATCTTGGTCTTCCCTTGGCGGGTCAGGCGCTTCATGCGGTTGTGGACCGGGCGGAGGTCGGTGACGGTCTCGTTGCCTGCTTGACCGCTGGACTGGTTGAAGAAGTTCTGGGCCTTGCGGTAGGCACGCAGCGTGTCGGAGTCGGCGATGATTTTGTTCGGGATGATGGCGTCGAACTGGATGCTCTTGTCGTTGGCGGCTTGCATAGCCTTGGTGAAGTCACCAAAGTTTCGGCGCTTCGCAGCTGAGGCTAGGTTGTTAAGAAGCATAGCTGCAGCCACCTTGGCCTTGTCGTTCTTAGCCACGAACAGCGAGTTGATGTCACGCTCGACGGCTCGCTTGCCGATAAGTTCGGCCTGCTTGGTCTCGCCTCCGCCCCCGCCCATCTTGAAAGGAGGGGTGAAGATGATGGCGTCGCGGCACATCAGGGCGGCTTCGCGGAGGGCGGCATACTCGATGGTATAGCCGACCTCCTGGGCGAAGGCGGTGAGCGCTCGATTGAAGGTGTTGACGTTGTTATGGACCAGCGACACGGCCTTACTGGTTGTCGTCGATGACGACCAGCGTCACCCACGCGGAACCGGGCTTGTAGGTCTGGGTCGTGATGCGGACGGTCTTCCCGCCGGCCACGATCTTCTTGCCCTGCCCTAGGGACGGGATGACGGCACCCGAGGCGATGATGGCCGCCGATGCCCCAATAGAGCCGTCTGGGAGGCTCCAGGAGGCCGTTACAGCGGGGAGCCTGACACTATACTGGGTCCGCTCCATATATCCCCCTGATTCGAGCACGGTGGCCACGGCAGGGTCGGAGATGAGGCAGGAGAAGGTGATGGCCCCAGAGTTGGCCGACCCGGCCACGCCGAAGTCCGCGATCATCTCCTTCGCGTCAGCCAGAAACTCAGAGTAGAGGCTCATCTTTCCTTTGCCCTGTTTGGGATAGGCACAAAAAAGGGCCCCTTGCGGAGCCCTCGTTTGTCTGCCTTGCGGCGGCTGATTAGGCCGTGGTGAGGCGGTTGAGCGAGGTGGCGCGACCGACAGCGGCACCGAAGAGCAGCGTGGCGGTGACGTTGTAGTAGCCGGACTGCTCCTGGCCCATGAGGACCTGGACGCCGAGGCCGGTGTCGGCGTCGACAGCGTTGGCCACTTCAAAGCCCGGGATTTCGCCCATCGGGAGAGCGGAGGCGACGGCGATAGCGTCAGCGCCGCAACCGAAGCCAGCGAGGGATTCCGAGTTAGCAGGGAGGCTGTTCCACTGGTAGACCGAGGCACCAGCGAGGGTACCGATCTGGCCGGAGGTCAGGATGCCAGCACCGAGGACGGAGTTACCGATGATGGTAGCGTCGCCCAGGAGGTTGTTGGCGTAGGTCGGGTTCAGGATGAACGCGCGGGGTTCGGCGGCCTTGGCGGCGTCGAGCACGCCCTTGGAGGCGACGACTTCAGCGTAGGTCAGGCCAGCGCCGGTGTTCGTGCCAGAGCTGTAGTTGGCGGCGACGATGAGGGCGCCGATTTCAGCGAGGCACTTTTCAGCGAGGGCGTTGGCGGCGGTCGGGACGAAGGCGTTCGAGAGGAACTGGGCGCCGTACATCTTGACGTCGAGGGGCGAGAAGCGGGACGAGACCTTGAAGTGCTTCAGGGTGACGTTCGCGGCGGTGATGGTCGCGTCGTCCTGGGTGAGGTAACCGCCGGAGCCGAACTCGGTGGCGGTGGACGTGCCGATCAGGGGGACCTGGACGGTCTTGCCCGCAGCCGATTCAGCGGCGGTGAAGACGCTGGAGAAGGCGCGGAGCGCGGGGAGCTTGCCCTTCAGGGAAGCGATGACGCTCTCGGCGAGGACGCTCGGAGCAACTGCGATGGAGTTAGCCATGTGTGTGTTTTAGGAGATTGAGGGTTAGGGGGAAATTAGAGGGCGGCCTTGATGATGGCGGCCTTGTTGGCGGCGAAGTAGTCGTTACGCTCCTTGGAGCCGACCGGCATCGCGAGGAAGGTGGCGAGGTGGTCGACGGCCTCGGCGGAAGGCTTGCTGTCCGCAGGGGTGATTTCGACCGGGGACACGCCGACGGACGCCACAATCTTGGCGGCTTCCTTGGAGGCGCTGACCTTGCTGGCTTCGATGTCGGCGACCATCGCCTTGAAGCCTTCGACTTCCTTGACGGCCACTTCGAGGGCGGCGGTCAGTTCGGCGAGCTTAGCGTCCTTGGACGCGGCTTCGACCTTGAGGGACTCCAGTTCGGAGGCGGCGCCCACGGTGAGTTTCTCGACGGTGGCACGGAGGTCGTCGCGCTCGGCGGTGACGCCCGA